TCAGACGGCTACGACCGTCCAGTCTTTCCCCCGGTCATCGTGATATTTTGCCGTCTGTTGAGGCGACTTGTGTCCGAGTAATTTTTGCGTATCGATACCCTGAGCCTCATACAGTCTTTCTGACAGCGAACGTTGTTCGTGAAATGTCGGAGCCTTTCCGTCAGGCCATGAAAGCCCGGAGCGGTTTCTGGCCTTTTTGAAAGTGGTGGTTATAGAACTGGTTGAAACTTTATCGCCCCTCGTTGCCTGGGATGTGCTGTGCCGGAAATGTACAAGGTATTTACTGACCACAGCATCACGGCATTTAGCAACCACCTCGCGCAGGGAAATATCCAGCGCCTCACAGCGCAGAGACAGCGGCAATGCTACTTTAGCTCCAGTCTTTTCATGCTCGACGTGGAGCATGTCATCCCAGATGTCGGAGAACTTCATCCTGGAAATGTCCCCGATGCGCTGTCCGGTAACGACGGCCAGAAGCATGGCGCACTGAAGGTAAGGCGGATGATGTTCAGCCGCGGCGTAAATCGCTTTCCACTCTTCAAGGGAAAGGCGTTCGCGTATTACCTTGTTGCGCGGCTGACGTGTGGCTTGCGCAGGGTTGTAACCAGGGGGAACATGCCCGGCGTGCTGGGCTTCCTTGAACACGTCGATCAGTGTTGTCCGCACAACCTGCGCCATACGGTTGTACCCCTGTGCTTTTACTGCATCCACGACCTCCGCGATTTCCAGCGTAGTAATGTCCTTCAGGTACATCATCCCGGCGTGCTGGCGCAGCAGTTCAACAGGTTTTTTCTTTTGTTTAACTGAGTTCAATTTTATATCTCCTGTTTCAAGCCGTTCCTGTTGAATGGCAAGGTAGCGATCAAGCCAGGTTGTAACGGTGATAAATTCTCTCGACTCCCGCATACGGGCAATCTTTTCATTAACGCTCAGGATCTGCCGGGTGCGCTGTTCGGCGATGATGTCATTGGCTTCACAGGCAACCTGTTTGGCTTCCTCGGCATCTGTGCCGAGGCTGTGAAACTTACCCGTTACTGGGTGTTTGTATTGCCAGTACACTCGTCCCGTACGCTTATCCAGCTTCGAGTAAAGATTAGGAATAGTGATTTTATGGGTTCGTGGTCTGGCAGCCATCTTCAATAATCCTTCTCAGCTTCGGGTTGGCGGTTTTCGAAATTTTGGGCTCAGCTAAAATGCCAATAAATCTGGACTCACGATCAATCATCCACTCTCTGCCAACTTTTCTGGCTGGTGGTGCCATCATGTGGCCTTTGGCATATTTTTTTAATGTGCGAAGGCTGGGGGCTAAATTTCCAAACTCCTCTTTAGCCCATTCCTCTAAGCTCACCATTCTGGCCATATTCATACCTCATACAGCCGGTCAGCAATTTAGCTCTGACCGGACTTCAAAACTGATTATCAAAAATCACTTACGATCTGTGCTAAGGATTGCGGTGCGGCAGGCGTTCATAAATTCCAGCGCTGTCATTAGATCGCGCCTGTTAACCTTGCAGGAATGCTCGTCGATGTGGTGCCATTCACTTAAATGGTCTGCTTGATGTTGGAAACGCTCAATAATGCCACTTATATCTTCCGGTAGTACCGGGGCAGGCGGAGCGGTGTACAAGGCCTGACGCTGATAGTTAGGTGCCATATTGCATTCATCTTCGCTATCAACGAATCTCCAGTTGCTGAGTGCGAGTCCGTTATGATGACGATAACGCCACGCCACCGGCTCCGCTTCGAGCGATGCCAGCGCGATACGCGCCAGCTCCTGCTCTTCCTGTCGAGTGACAGGTGCACCTCGGAAATTCGCTAATTGTTCCAAACGTTCTTTGGTTAACTCCATTTTTTAAACCTCCCACACCTTTCCACAGGACAGGCATACCGCTTTGCCGTCGTCGCAATCCAAATTGACATGCCCGCATTTCGCAGGTTCAGCTGTTAATACCGCAAGATAAGCGGTCAGTGCTCGCGCCATATCTTCGAAGAAATCCCTTTGAGGCTTATCGTGAATCGGATGTTCATATACTTCAGCCCATCCCTCAGCCTCTGAGATCAGTGCCATTACCTGCTCTTTGGTGAATTCTCTGTTAATGGTGCTCATAGTTAGGCGTCCCAGTTGCTTACTTCTTCCGCTACGGCTTCGTCTGCAGCGTCCTGACAATCAATTACCTCATGCCATGATCCAGCAGCAGCGGCAGATACAGCGGCCCAGCTACGGGCGCAGTCTTTGCGATGCTTTCGGCTACCCATTTGCCACTCAGGTTTTTTCAGCTCTTTGTTCCATGATCGGACCATGAATTTCATTGGTGATTTGCTCATGGGTTAGTCCTCCACTTTGGCGGCATTTTTACGGTTTGAACGACACACCAGCGCCCAAAAATTCATTTCGCAAATCAGCGCAGCCAACACCTCAGCCCGGCGACGCCCTCCTAATTTATTGGACCTCCCAACTGACCGCTTACGCTGACGCAGCACCTTTCGTGTGTGCGCCGCCTGCACTTCCTGCTGACGCTGCTTTGATGCGTAAACACCTTTTGCTGGTATTTTTTGCGCCTGTTTCTGGTACGCAGTTAACAGGTCGTGTACGTCTGTAAATTTACCCATGCTCACTCTCCTTTACCGATGCCAGCAGTAAGCATCGCCGCGCGTGCCTGAATGTCGTCTTTTGCTATGCTCTCCCACTTATCACCATATTTCAGGTAAAGGTCGAGGAACCAATAGATAACGGCAGCCTGTTCGTGTTCAGCCTTTCTGCGGATATCCTGCCCGCCTTTACGAAGCAATTCAGCCAGGTGCGCGCAGGTGAAGTTAGGTCGCCCGAGGATGGAAACCAAATCATCATTAAGTGGCGGCAGAGCAAAAAATTCACCAGAAAGCTCAGCAATCCGCTTCTCTGCGGCCTCAGCGCGTTTTTCTGCTGCAATTCGATGCTCAAGACCTTGTCCTTGGCAGATATCAATCAGGCGCTGTTTCTCCATAAGTTCTGCGTTTAGCTTGTCTTTGGCTTCCAGCTCATCCAGCAGCGCTTCAACACTTTTTGCAGGTACAATTATTTTTCTTCTACCGGCTTCGCGGATCAATTCACGCAGCGCCTGTTTGTCGATGTTGCTCATTGGGCGGCCTCCTCAAACAAAACTTCACCATCAACTCCGCCCACCTTATAAAGCACTGAACCATCTTCACGGTATTCCATTGGCGCGGCGCTCCATCCCTCTCCGTCCAACTCTTCATCATCACCGACCAGTACGAAACCACCAGCAACGATACGGGCTGGATAAACTTCTCCCTCAGTCCACCAGCCTTCAGTGTCTTTGGTGCATTTGAGAAGTAACAGATTTCTCATGCTGAAATTCTCCGTTCGAAATATACGTACTGGTTAACAACGCCGATCGGCATTTCCATCTTTCCCGCGATATCGCGGCGGCTTACTCCTTCACAGTGCAGCTCTCGCGCCAGCTCGATATCTGCCTGGCGGTATTTTGCTGACTGGTGGTAATCGCCACGTAAGTACATTTTGATACGCAATTCACGTGCTTTTGTTCTCACTGCCGCGCCTGTTCTGCCAATCAGACGCCCGATGTTTTCTACGGTCATAGTTCCGGCACACTGGCGGATGATTATGATTTCTGCTCGTACCCATCTGCTCATGCCTCACCGCCTTCGACGTTGCGGAACCAAAGGCACACCGGACCATCTTCAGTGTCGTGAATTGATCCGATAAACCAGCTTTCGCCGTCAGGTGGTTCTGGTTGCCATTCTGAAAAGTCAGGGTCGTAAGATTCATCGTTTAAAAATCAAGCGATTCATCACGTAGCTCGAAAGTCCATTCCAGGCCATTGGCTTTAATCCAGTCGCTAAATTCTGAGTTTGGAATGTGGTCGCGACCGTCACAGAATTTGTCGTACTCCGGGTGAGTCCAGCAGCCGTAGGCGTCGCGCTCTACTGGTAATGCGGTAATGTTAGTCATGCTGTACGCTCCGCTGAAACACTCAGGCAAGCACGCTTAGCCGCTTCGCACTGAGAAATATCAAACCAACCGAAGTGGCATTCACCGACAGGTATATTTAGTTCGGCGGCCAGCCAGGTATAAGCCTCAGTTCTGCTCATTCGCCCGCTGCGCCAAAGCGCTTCGAAAGGTTTTTTGCAGTTCTTTCTGGATTCGCGCGTCGCTCTGTCTGCCAATGTTCCAAGCGGTATATTGGTGAAAGGATGCATACCGCATAAATACATGTAAGGCCAGTCGCTATAATCGCGCCCGTAAACCTCCTGGTGTGTTGCTACACGTACTTCTGAATGGCAGAAGCGGCATTCAGTTGGCGCGGGTAGGGGGTTTTTAACGCGAGCCATTGCCTTTCGGCTCGGGTTTGCTGGAGTTTTAATTTCGCTCATTTTCTTTTTATTCTCCCCGCAGTTTCTTCAATATGTATTGGCGTGATTCGTTCCACACTTCCGCTTCGTCTTTACGCATTTCCAAAGATGGTGCTGCTTCGGTATGCCAGTATTCACTCCACGGCGGCGCATCGCGCTTGGCCTTCGGCATGTTCAGTAATTCAACGGCTCCGCGTACTGCGGGTAACATAGCGGAGGAGTCAACCCCGTCAGTGAATTCAATGCTGGTGCCGCACTCGATGTTGTCTTCGAGCCATTCCAGCAAAATTTCTAATTTGTGTTGTTTGGCCATTTTCTCGTTGTCTTCAGTTTCGTTACTTTTATTGACGGCGGCTGCTCAACTATTCCGTTGTGCCGCCAGTACCCGTTCCGCATGTGCCAGATGATTTCTTCGGTGTGGTCTTTGAAGTCATCGGGTTCCGTTCTCCGCGGGAATAAAAGGCTGTTGAATTCGTCGCTCATATCTCTGTCTTAGTAAGCGGCCATTGCTGGCCGCATCCGGGTTAACGCACCTGCAAAGATTCAGAGCCAATTTCAAGGTGAGCGCCGGGGATCGATTTGAGCAATTCCTGGTCTGGTTCTTTGCCATCTGCCTTGTCTGCTTCGATTTTCGCGGCCAGTTCCAGCAATGCTTTTTTCAGTTCGTCGTTCTTTGTGGTAGTGACCACCTCTGTATGCGACTCGACAAATTCATCGGGCAGCAAATCTACGTCGTCTATTTTCAGACTTACACTGCCTTTTTTGGCCGTGAAGGTGTTGAGCGTGGTTTTGAACGTTTTGCGTCCGCTGGCTTGTAAACATTGCAGTAAATAGCTTTTGAGCGCGTAAACCTGGCGTTCCCAGTGTTTTTTCCTTTCGCTAACCCGCGCAGCTTCTTTTTTGCAGGCTTCCGCTTTGGTATCGAATTCACGAACTTTAGCCATTACTGCATCGAATTTGTCTTCCAGCATCCCCTCTATGCCTTCCAGCGTGTCAGCAATCATTTCAGGGGTAAGATCCCCGCCTTCCACGGCGAGGGATTCAAGCTTGCTGATCTCTAAAGCTAGGTCGATAGTACGGTTGCTCATGCTGCTTTCTCCTGCAATTTGGTGAGGCATTCTGTTTTAATTTCTTCAAGTCGACGTAAGCGGCCATCAAGATATTTCTCGTATTCTTTATCTGCTTTTGCTCTTGCTGATTTGAGATGTATTCCCATTACTCGGGTTAGGGATGATGCAATTTCAGAAACCTCATTCGGGGTTGGCGCACAACGCATGCTTTCGATATTAACTTTGAATCTTTCATCCAGTTCTTTACGGGCCTGACCAACTTCCTCGGCTTTCTCGCTAGCATTCCGTAAATCAAATATTGCTGCGTTTTCTTCTTTATATTCGCTATCGTCAAATAGACCAGTATAAACATCAGCACTAAAGCCTAGTTTTGATAATGCTTTAGTAGTTGCATCTGTCAGACTCTTTTTAGCGAATTCATCATCACACGTAGCACCTGACTTTGTTTGATAAATATATTTAGTGTGACCATATGCAGGAATATTGCCTTTTGCACCATTATGGATGTACCACAGATTAATTCTTATTGTGTGGTTTACAGTAGTTATGATGCTACCGTCCGCATTTCTCATTGGTGACTTGCCTAAAAATTTCCCATTACCATCATATACGGGTTCCATGAATGGAATTCCAGGATCGAAACGTTCCTCGACAATATCTACCCCCCAACCAATACCAAAGGGGCCAAATAATTCTGTGGCACGTTGTTCCTGGTACGTAGGGTTAATACTGGTCGTTACTCTTAGTACCTCTAAATTTCCACTTGCATCTCTTTTATTACCGTAAGTTATTTTTGTTTTAGTTCTGGCTGGGTCAGTTTTATGGACTCGCTTCCAGATACTAAGATTTGTTGCAGCATCACCAGTTTTTTCATTAAGTTCTCTGGTCAGAACTTCAGCGCGTGAGGTAAAACTTGATGTCGTCTCGTTATCTGCAATTTCCGTTTTTTTGACTTCATCTGAGTTGGTAGACCATTCGGCTGTGGTCGGTGCTTTTGGTTTTTCAGCCATCAGGCTATCCACCGAGAAGATACCATCAGCAATTTTTTTTAACTTCAGGCTGTGCTGTAGGTTGCTCCGCAGTGGCTGGCTGTTCTTTATAACTCCCGGTTTTACGTGCCTGATATTCTTCCTGCGAAATTTCAACGCAGCCTTGGGCGATCACTTCTTGCAGTTTAGGCAGCTTGTTGGCACGGCCAATTTTATCGCCTGTAGCCGAACGGTAGTAAAATGGTCCGGTACGCTCTACTGGTGGCGCAGTTTCCACCGCCCCCGTTGTAGACACATCATCATTGTGTTGCGGCGCCACTGTAGTAGTTTTTGACGATTCATGTGCCAGTGGGTCAGTTGATGCCGCCGTGTTCTGTTCGGTTTCACGGTTGTCGTCCTTATCGATAAAGTAATCCGGAAGAAGAGGGTGACCACCAAAATGCTCACGCACATAAGCTAGGCGGCCTGCACTGTTTTCAATCAGGCTAAGATCTTTCATGCCGTCGAAGGTTAATTCGTACAGCAGTTGTTCAGGGAAATCGTAGATTCCTGGAATGCCAACAAGAGTTGTGCGCCACGCTCGCCAGGCTGGATCGCGCGTCTCTTTAATATGCTTGGCATTTTTAACGTCAGTGGCACCTGCCTTTGAAGGGTCTTTACCCATCACCAGCAGCGCGACAACAACATCAAAGCGATCTGGATTGCCACTACCCGGTGTAAAATCTGTGCCGGCAGTGGTTTGGTGATTGCCGTCTTTGCGTTCTTCTTCGTGGCTCTTCAGCCATCCTGAAAGTGCAGCTTTAATTTCAGGCCATTTCTTATTAGGGGTGCAGTTAACACGCACAAATTGAATAGCTTCCAGAATGCGTTCAGGGTACATGGAGGCGATTGCTGGCATCTTTGTAATGGCTTCGACAATATGACCGTCAAATGTGCTGGCATCGTCCTGAAGCAGTTCTATCGCCGGAGACAACTGATTGTGAGTAATATCAGTCGTGTGATATTTGGTGAGGATGGCAATACGCACAGGTTCCTGAAGTTCGTCGAACGCGACGTGCTTGATCTGCGTGGGAGCAACAGGGTGGCCTGCTTCCTCGTCCCATTTGTGTTCGAATAAAAAGGTTTCATCCCATTCTTCCGCAGGGCAGGGAACACCGTCGGCTGCGGCATACATACGGAATTCGAACTGAGAATCGTCGGCGTCGGGAAAGGCTTCCATGAACAATAACGCCGCTTTTGCTTTCGCCTGTTTATCATTTACTGCATCAAAAGCATGGGCGATTCGCATTTCGCCATTTTCTTCAGCGGATTCCTCAAGGCCAAACCAGCAGCCAATATATTTAGACATTTTCACCTCCGTTATTTACGGCTTGATAAGTTTCATTCAATTTGTTCAATACGTTTTCAGGTAACACATACTGAAGGTTTCGTTTATCGCAAATCTTTAACTGGCTGATTACATACGTTGCCAATTCCTCAGTTGTCAGATATCCCTGAGCTATTAACTCAATAATCATTTTTTGCATTGCGCTGGGTGCAATGCTCAACGTGACTACATCACCGTTTATCAGCGATAGTTTTTTAAATGCGAGAGTAATATCCAATTTATGGTTCCTCATTTATCCGATTAAGCACTAATTCAATGCTTATGCGGATTAATGCCCCGCATTTACGGGGCTTGTTAATTAATGAGTACGTGAGGAAGCGAACCCTGAGTTGAACGCATTTTTATAAGTAGCGTATGTCACGCTCTCCTTTTCAGCTTCATGAAGCTGGATATGAACGTTAGTAAGTTCGTCCACCGCCTTATGAACACATCCGTAACGTCCGAGTACGTAGCCGCCATCAAGTACCACGGTTGTTTTCGAGGGGACGGTATGAATCACACCGGTAATAGTGTCTTCACAATTAAATACAGCCAGTTCATTATTGATGGCGGTTATACGAAGATTGATGATGTTAAAAGTTTTCATGTTTGCTCCTGGAAAAGTTTGTGGAATTACCTGCCGAATTAACGGCATATTAAAATGTGCAACTAACAACTATAAATCGCGGCTGGAATCAGAACCGCATACATCAACTTGAAACATAAAGAATGAAACTAAACTTATAACTGCTGAAGCCAGAATAAAAAATATGAATCCAGCTATAATTAAAACTGTTTCCATTATTAATGCCCCGCTGGTGTTTCTTCTCCCTGATGAATTATTTTTTCAACAGGGTAGCAATTGCCATCAATTTTTTGTTGATCCGCAGCTTTCAAGCATTCGGTGTAAGTCGGGAACACATCAACTACGCTGTCCTGAACTTCCCCGGTTGTCAGATATGTGGTCAGTACCAGAGCGAAAAGGGTTCCTGTCATGCGATATACTCAATATTAGAAATGAGGTCCGGGGTAATTCTGCGGAAAGAACTAAAATCGAGAAAATCTGAATAGAAGACTCCGCTTAATTCGGTCTCGTAGACTTCACTTTCTGAATCACCGATGTATTGCTCCAGTTTCTCGCCACTGAGAAGAGTGATTTGTACCTTTGGAACGCTCACTGAGATATGAAAATCTGCTTCCAACTGCTGTTCGCGCAACTCGTCAGCGCGGTCATGTGCATATGCTTCTGCATCTAAGCCGAAGCGGGCCTTACTGAACATATCAACAACTTCACTTCCGTTACGAACTACGTTGTAAGTAATCATCATGTAACCCTTTGTCGAGTGGTTTGCCTTTGTCGCCAGGCTGGCGGAACGTGTTATCTGAGAAATCACTGTGTGGTTTCGATGTGACTAAGTTAGCCAAGGCTAACGATTAGATCAAGAGAAATGTTAGTCAAAACTAACGATTGAGGCGTAAAAAATAGCTAACGCTTTGTTAGCTAAGAGATTATTTTTTACTTGAGCGTTGGCGAGCTTTAAGGAGTTCTTCTAAGCGGATTTTGTTGTTTTCTACACGTGCTCTGAGTTCATTGAGCAGTTCATCTTGTTCTGAGTCAGTTATAGCAATAAACAACTCAAGTAGCTCGCGCTGTTTATCGTCAAGCTCTGGTGGTGCGTCTGTAGGCTCAGAGGGCAATTGATCTTCATCACCAAACAGTATCCAGGTAGGAGTACACTGAAGTACCTTCGTTAGGGCAAAAAGATTTTTACCAGTAGGTTCACTATCGTCTCGCTCCCACTGAGATACGGACACATGGGAAATCTTCAACGCCTTTGCTAAAGAGCGCTGCGTAAACTTCATTTCTTTCCGGCGGTTCCGGATGCGTTCGCCAATGGTTAACTTTTTCATAGTTAGCTAATGCTAATTCTTCTTTACTCTGTTTGTGTTAACTTCTATAGTGTTAGCTATGGCTAACAAATGGAGTTTTTAAAGTGTACAAAGAAGATGCGATCAAATTCTTTGGTAGTAAAAGTAAGCTGGCTGCGGCTGCGAAAGTGAGCAGACCATCAGTCACTCGTTGGGGGAAAATTATTCCCAAACTGCGAGCCATGGAACTAGCTGAGCTTACGAATGGTGCTCTGCAATATGAGGCTGGTTTGTATGCAGCTCAGGATAACGGAGGGAAGGAAGAGGAACTGAATCATGAAAATCAGTCCTCCGATTGAAGTTGTTGCATCCGAACTGGAAGCATGGGCGCTTGAGGATGGCTGGAAAGCGGTAGGAATGGCCATAGCGGATCAATATCACGCCGGAGGTGGTGGCGACATCCTCCCGGCAGTTGATACCGGCGATGGGCTTCGAAATGCAGTTCAGCGAGTAAAACGGATTTTCAGAGGATTTGATGGCCCACGCTATGCATCGCTTGCAGTCGAACTAAAGCCTGTTGCCTTGTCAGTATTACCAGCCGAACGACGAGCCCGGATTGAGTCGCCTCGGGATCCCGCATTGCTGGCTACCGTGGCAGCAAAAGAAAGTATCGAGGCGGTAAATGCTGTTCATTTGCGTGCCGCGCCAGCAGTTGCATTGAAAGAAATTAACGAAGCTATATCTGCGTTCATGGCGATTAAGTCGGTCATCGAACCGCTTTGTCGTGCTGATGCGCGAGAAGTATATCGGGGAAGCTATGCGTGATTACGCAACCGTATCACCTCAATTTTGGTTGGGGAAAACAGGTAGGGAACTGAGACGCGCGGGAGCCGAGGCGCAAGTAGTTGCGTTCTATCTTATGACCTCCCCACACGCGAACATGCTTGGCCTGTATTACCTGCCGGTGTTGTACCTGGCTCATGAAACAGGATTGGGCTTGGAAGGGGCATCGAAGGGGCTTGATAGGGCCATCAAAGCGGGGTTTTGCAGCTATGACGAGCACTCCGAGATGGTATGGGTGCATGAAATGGCCGGTTATCAGGTTGGACGATCCTTAAAGCCTGGTGATAACCGTTGCGCAGGTGTCCGCAATGAATATGCATCATTGCCTGATAACCCCTTCCTGTCTGGTTTTTTCGAACGTTACCAGGCTGATTTTCACATGACATTAAAGCGTGGTGAAGAAAGGGGGGTTGAAGGGGCTTCTAGGGGGCTTCCAAGCCAAGATCAGGATCAGGAACAAGATCAGGAACAAAAAGAATATAAATTGGGGCATGGCGCTGCCACACCCCCAGATGAAATTCCTCCGGTTAAAAAATCTGCACCAGCAGAGAAAAATAAATATCCGCCTGAGTTTGAAGAAGTCTGGTCTGCCTATCCGAAACGAGCTGGTGGTAACAGCAAAGCTGATGCGTTCAAGGCCTGGAATGCGCGAGTTAAATCTGGTGTGAATCCTCAGACGCTACTCGACGGTGTACTGAGATATGCGGTTTACATCAAAGCTACAGGCAGACTGAACACTGAATACGTAAAACAGGCCGCTACGTTCTTCGGCAAATCACTGCACTACGAGGAAACGTGGGCTATCCCGAGCACTGGACAGGGTGGGCGAGACATCAACGGAATCTCGCAGCCTGACAGTGTAATTCCTGACGGCTTTACGGGGTGATCATGAAAAATATTTCGGCAGGCGGCGCACTGGAGCGTCTTAAAAAACTTATCCCAGCGGGTGTGCAGCCGAAGTTTTCCAACGCTGAAGAATGGCGACGTTGGCAGGAAGAGGAGGGGCGAAAAAGGGCTGCTGAGGTTGACCGTCTCAATCAGAAAGTTCGGGCAGAAAAAATTCTCGGGCGGTCCGGCATCCAGAATTTGCACCGTAACTGCACATTTAAAAATTATGAAGTGAAATGCGATGGTCAACGCCACGCGCTCAGTATGGCGAAGAGCTACGCCATGAATTTCGGTATCGGTTTTACCAGTTTTGTGTTCAGCGGTAACCCTGGTACCGGGAAGAATCATTTGGCTGCCGCCATAGGAAATTATCTGTTGAATCAGGACCGCACTGTACTGGTGGTAACTGTCTCCGATCTAATGCTTCGCGTTAGGGAGTGCTATGACGGCGGCAAATCCGAAGCTGCGCTTCTCGATGATCTGAGCCGTGTTGATTTGCTGGTGCTGGACGAAGTAGGAATCCAGAAAGGCTCACAGCACGAAAAAGTATTGCTGAATCAGATTGTGGATCGCCGCCTTGCTGCAATGAAGCCCATTGGCGTGCTGACCAACCTGAATTATGACGAGCTGGCCGCCACGCTGGGCGAGCGCGTCGTGGACCGCCTGAAGATGGACAAAGGCATGTGGGTCAATTTCGCATGGGAGAGCTACCGCAACAAAGTAACTCACCTGCGTTTAGTGAAATAAAATGAGGAAAAATAAACCAATGGCTAATTCGTTTAAAAAGATGACCACCTCCGGCGTAATCAAGCGCCTGCATTCCGGCATGTTTATCCGTCTGGAAGATATTCACGTCAAAGAGGGATTCAACAAGCGCGAAGATGATGACCGTACACGTCAGGCTGATGATGAACTGTTCGAATTCCTGTCAGCAGGCGGGCGAGTGCCGGCACTGGAAGTTATCCCCCGTGAAGATGGCGGCGTATGGATTGTCGAAGGCCACCGCCGTCACCGTTGTTACGTGCGTTGCCGAGATGCGGGAAAGCCAGTTGAGTTCATCAATATAGTCCCGTTCGAAGGAAACGATGTAGATCGTGTTGCCCGGATTATGACCTCAAACAACCAGCTTCCGCTAACAGCTATTGAACAGGCTGCTGTGGTCAAAGAACTTGCTGCATTCAATCTGACTAAGCAGGAAATCGCTCAGAAAGTGCATAAATCAGTGGGGACCATTGAAAAGCTCTTAACACTGGCAATGGCGAACCATGATGTTCAGCAGAGCGTGAAAGCTGGGGCTGTTTCCGTGGATGTGGCTGTTGACCGTGTGAAAGAGCACGGCGAAAAAGCGGGTGCTGTGCTGGAACAGGATAAAGCGATCGCCGCAGCTGCGGGAAAGAAAAAAGTTACACGCAGCATCATCGCCCCCGAAATCAGTGTCAAGAAAGCTCGTCGGGCTGTTGAGTTATTGGCACTGGCGAAAATCAGCGACGATGGTGTGATCACCCTTGATGGGCTGGCTCTTGCCGAAGTTCTGGAAATAATCGACGAACAGAAAAAAATTACTGCCGACCGTAGCAGGCTTGCAGCTTGAAAGCAGACACGATTATCGCTAACTGTTGCTTTGAGAAAATGACCGGGTATGATTGCGGCGGGTGCTTGAGACTTTCTGTTTCAGGCATACACGAAGCAGAAAGAGAAAAGCCCCGAGCTGATAAATCAACCCGAGGCCCCTCGTATGCTCGCACGTACAAGGTTAGCCTCTTACAGACCGCAAGGTCAAGGAGAAGCAGCCATGAAGCCGCAAAATTCTGTTATCTGGTGCCTGATTATCGTCTGCCTGACGATACTGGCATTCACACTGTTGACCCGCCATTCGCTTTACGAACTGCGAATACGGGATGGTAGCAGGGAGGTCGCGGCGGTCATGGCATGTGAGTCCAACCAGTAAGGGCAACCGGCGGGGAGAAATCCCCGCCACCAGCGTGTTTAGCTGAGGCGTTCCCAGGCACCCATTCACCCGCTTTCAAGCCAATCCTCATATGTGTTTCACTTCCCTTCTTTTCGCACCAAATTGTACAAATAATACACAACCAATTGATTTATATCGGTATGATCAAAAAGAAAGCTATAGACACTGGTGGATTATACTGGTTTTATATACAGTGTATTGATGCCACTTATCTCAAATAGCCCTGTCGGGTTGATTGAGATAAGCGTACGCATCGGCTTAACTATCGGGACGCGCGAAGGAAAGTGATGGATCCCCAAGAACATGCTGGAGCGAAGTGATGATCATACCTGACCACTTAGTTCGTGGCCTGAATAACAGCACGAGACCAGTTGTGCTTTACAGGAACGAACACGGCGATGTTGTATATGGTTTTGTGTTGCGCCCTGACGAGTTTGTAACCAGTTTGCAGCAGATGGCTGAAGCGCGGAAAGCTGCCGGATTATCGGCTGTTGATGATGCTGATAATCCACTATAATCTATAGACAGGTCTGAACAACCTTCTGAGATATCACTGTGTCACCGGAGAAAACCGATGGCACAGATTCAACTTCAAAAAATTAGCTCCGAAATCCTGACCCCGGCAACGCCCGAGGCCAGCGAATTTTTGCAACGTATCAAAATCGGCGAGTGGATCCACGCCGACTTTAAGCGTGTGCGTAACTACCAGTTTCACAAACGTTTTTTTAAACTTCTCCAGCTCGGCTTTGACTACTGGACGCCGACCGGCGGCGCTATTCTGCCTGAAGAGCAAAAGCTGGTTAATGGCTTCGTCGATTTTCTCTGCCGGCAAGTAGGCCAGCAGCATAGCGTTGCGCTTTTCGACGCAGCAGAACAATACCTGTCGGATGCCGCCCACACACGTACACGTGATATTGCGCTGCTTAAATCCTTCGAGGCATACCGCGAATGGGTGACCATTCAGGCTGGGTATTACACAGAACACGTTTACCCAGACGGAAGCCGTAATCGCCGGGCGAAGTCCATTTCTTTTGCAAAAATGGACGAACTCGAATTCCAGCAATTCTATAAATCCACTCTGAACGTACTCTGGAACTGGATCCTGTTCCGTAAATTTTCATCGCCAGTCGAAGTCGAAAACGTCGCTGCCCAGCTTCTGGAGTATGCCGCGTGAACCTCAATCCATATTGCAAGGCACTTGAAGAACTTCGTAATCGCAGGTCACACAAACTGAAAGAGGTTGGCGATCAGTGGCGGACGCCAGACGCGATCTGGTGGGGTATAAACGCGAAGTTTGGACCGTTTTCCCTCGACCTGTTTGCAGACGATCACAACACCAAATGTGAACACTATTACACCGCAGAAGATAACGCGCTGGCGCAGGATTGGTCTGCTCGCCTGTCTGCCCTTGGCGGTGCTGGATACGCTAATCCTCCATACAGCCGTGCCACTCAATTCGAAGGCCAGTACATCACCGGCATGGTACCGATCATGCGGCATACCTTCGCAATGCGGGAGCGCGGCGGGCGTTATGTTTTCTTCATCAAGTCGGCAACTAGCGAAAGCTGGTGGCCGGAAAATGCAGACCACATCGCCTTCGTTCGAGGGCGTCTCAGCTTTGACCTTCCTGACTGGTATGTCCCCGCCGAGGGTGAGCCGTCCGAGTCGTCAGCAGGCTTCGGCATGGCTATTGCCGTGTTTGATAAAAGCTGGACCGGCCCGGAATTTAGCTACATCGATCGGGAAGAACTGGAAGCGATGGGGCGCATGTTCCTGGCTCAAGTCCAGAGGGCTGCGATGAAGTTAGTCGGGGTGGGCGCATGAAAAAAGAGGCCTGTAAGTTTTGTGGATCACCAGCGACTTTATTGTGCGACGGGCGTCTTGGTTATCCACCAAAAGTTATAGACGGGCAGGAGTTTATCGACCCGCTTCATCCCTATACCTGCGATGCACCTATGTGCAGTAGCTGCGCAGCGCAGCAGGCCAGGATGCACCTTTGCAGTCGTCGGAAAGGATGCCTGATCGACACCGTTGATTATTGTCCGATCTGCATTCGCGATCTCCCTGCTTATCCCCAGACGGTTCATCGCCTCATTTACTCACCGGGGCAAGCCGTCACCATACGCCGCGCTCACTGGGCGGGATTCAGTAACGAATACCGGAACGGTCTAAAGCTGGAACAAGGAGGAGGTCAGCAATGTCTAGATCTGTGAATCTCCGCAAAGAAGCCCGTGGACGCGAATGTACCGTTCGTATACCAGGTTATTGCACTTTCAATCCTGAAACCAGCGTACTTGCTCATTATCGCCTTGCCGGAACCTGCGGTACCGGCTGCAAGCCCGATGATTTACAGGGGGCTATTGCATGTAACGGATGCCACGACGTTATCGACGGCAGAGTTAAAACCAATGAATACACATACGAAGAATTGCGCCTGATGCATGCAGAGGGTGTATTTCGTACGCTCGCAATCTGGAAAAAAGAGGGTTTTATCTGATGGATCCGCAATTAATTGAATACGCCCGGATTGAGCTTACCCGCGCACTGATGGATAACTCAGGTAAAACGAAAGGGCAGTTGCAGGCTTTTAGTGAGCATCCACCAGCGGAGAAAGACCGCTGCCCGCGCAAACAGATCCACATGATTGAGTTTGAAGACGGCCGAAAGGTTAAGGCAGAAAACACATCACTGTACGTGCTGGAGACACGTAGCCGCCGCAGGCCATTACCACCAATTAACGATTATGAGTTTGCCGGTGCATCGTGGCGCCGTGCAGTTAATTCCTTGTCAGAGCACGAGCAGGCCTGGCTAAAGTATTGCTACGGCTTCGATTTGACGTTTCGTTATCAGACGCTCATATGTGAAGTAATCTGGAACGGACATCAAAAATATCTGCCGGCAGGCTTGCTGAATAAAACCAAGAAGCGGCTGATTTCGCTGATCTGGCTTGCCGCGCAGGACGTTGCAGCGACCCGGAGCAATAAAACTTACAAAGAGTACGCAGGGGCCGCGTTGGCACGTTTGATGAGCGTAAACCGTTCGACATGGCTACGCGTCTATGCGCCACATTGGGCACACTTTAAACGTGCGTTCGACGAGCTGGACATAGTGGCGTTGCAGCACACTTTTGAACACCATTGTGAGACACTTCCAGAAGATGTTGAATGGACGGTATTGCAAAATGCAACGAAATAAGCCATATTTAGCGTAATTCTGATATTTTGCCAGAGTTCTAAAAACCCGCCATTGAGCGGGTTTTGTCATTTTTAACCCTTGCTGTTACAGTGGTAAAAATTTCGGATAAGGGTAGATCTATGGATAAGATTTTTTTGCTTGAAATCGGGTACAGAGATACCGGTTCGGAGTTTGCGGGAGTTTTCTCTTCACATGAAAATGCGAAGCAAAGAGTGAAAGAGATGATCGAAGGGAAAGCTAAGAGGTTAAGGCCTGATTTTTTCTATATTTCCTCTGCTTTAGTGGACATCGGCGAATTGATTGCTATTGAAACGATCAGTCTTGATGAAAATGGTAATATTATTCCTCGCGATTAAAATCTTTAATTCATAACATTAGGCCTCGGCATTCGCCGGGCCTTTTTCATATTAAGGCCGCTGACAGGTCAATTTAGTGCGACGCCTTTCCCCGTTGCCGCTCCTGGATATTCGGGGATTTTTTATTCTCACACAGCGCCCCGTTCCGGAGGTGACTATGGAAAAACACGGAATAATTGAGCAAACAATGAAATGGTTGGCTGTATACCTGCCGTCGGTTTATGCCGGGCTGACGGCTTTGGGGATTTCGGCATTAATGGATATAAGGGCTGGAAAGCCCAAAATCTATACAGCTACCGGGGCGCTGGTTTGCGGAATTGCAGCATTAGCAGTATCAGCAATTCTGGAATATTTGGGCCTTCCTGCAAATTCCGGCGCATTCGTTGGCGGCATGATTGGTTTTATTGGCGCTGACCGATTGCGTGATATTGCCGTGGCGTTATTTACCAAGCGAACCGGCATTAACACAGAGAAAAGCGAATGAATAAATCACAGTTTCAGAAGGCGGCTAATATCAGCGCCGACTTAGCTGCGCGTTGGTTTCAGCCAATTGATGCGGCAATGACTGAGTTCGGCATTACCTCCGCTGACGATCAGGCTATGTTTATCGCTCAGGTAGGGCATGAGTCCGGTGGTTTCACCCGCATCGTCGAGAATCTGAATTATTCGGCTGATGGTTTGCTGGCTACGTTTGGGAAATATTTCGACGCAGAAAGCGCTCAACAATACGGACGCACCACTGAACACGCTGCTAATCAGCAGGCAATAGCAAATATTGTGTATGCAAACCGAATGGGTAACGGTTATCCAGGATCAAATGACGGTTGGAATTATCGCGGTCGTGGACTGATACAGATTACCGGTCACGACAATTACCGGGATTGCGGCGCTGGCTTGGGTACTGATTTGCTGTTAGTTCCTCAGTTGCTGGAGCAGGATAGTTATGCTGCGCGTTCGGCAGCGTGGTTTTATGCGTCTAAAGGTTGCTTGAAACGTACTGGTGACATTACAGCGGTAACGAAAATTATCAATGGTGGTACCAACGGCCTTGATGACCGCAAAAACCGTTACGAAAAAGCAAAATCGGTGCTGGTATGACGGCGCTGTACGCGTTCCTGGGGAAATACTGGAAGCCGCTGGCGATCACTTTGCTGGTGGCTTTTTTGTTATGGCGAGCATATGACGCGGGATATGACTCAGCAGATGCAGCATGGAAGCTGCAATGGACCCAACGCGACCTGCTTGATTCAACCGCTGCGCTACATCGTGAAGTCACAGAACGGGCGGAAGAGCAGCGGCGGCAGGCAGCAGTAAACGAGGAAAAGAAACGTGCAGATGCAGAACTGGCAAAAGTACAGGCCGATGCTGATGCTGCTGAGCGTGCTGCTGGTGGCTTGCGGTCGCAACTCACAACCATACAGCACCAGCTCGCAGGAAGTGAAACCGGCCGCCTATCCGCAATTGCCGCAGCAAGCGCGGCAAAAGCCGAGACCACCCGAGTGCTTGCCGAGCTGCTTGGCGAATCTGACAAAAGAGCGGGCATCTATGCAAAAGAGGCTGATGAACGCTATACAGCAGGATCAGGCTGTGAACGCACGTACGACAAAGTGACCGCACAGTAGCATTACAGCAGGCATTCCCTGAGTGCCTGCGATAATGATTAACACCATGTTTTGTGAGATATTTAATATCCTGCTTTTTAATAGTGGATTAAATATGAACGAAACAAAATATTATGATTACCTGATACTCGGTGGTGAGCATCATGGAAATAGCTACAGCGGCCCACTTACCAGAAACCTGGAAGTTCGAGCCAAAACTGTAGCTATGGCCAAGCTGTACGCTCCTGATGCACCGGCAGAGACAACAGTTCCAGAGGTTGTCTCATACAAAGTTATTGAGCATATCCGTGGGGATGGAAATCACTTTTTCATTGCCTCTAACGATGATCTCACTAACTTCAATGTTGAAGAAGAAATCCTGAAATCTGGTATTTCGCCTGTTAACTGAAATCTTCAAATTCACACAACCGCCTACGGGCGGTTTTTTTATGTCCCCAAAATGACAAAAACCTTTATCTGCGTCGCCAGCGGCCCGTCGCTGACGGCGAACGACTGCGCACTGGCCTCCGGTTCCGGTTATCCGGTGATTGCGGTTAATTCGAGCTGGAGGGCAGTGCCAGACTGCCAACATATTTTCGCCGCCGATTTCATCTGGTGGGACCATTACTACGACTCGCTGGAAACCAGTGCCGAACTCTGGACACAGAGCAGACGAGCGCATGCCCGGTTCGGCGTGAAGCTTTTCAACCCATCAGACAACGGCCCGTTCAACTCCGGGCAGCGTGCCATTCAGCTCGCTGCGCACCTCGGCGCGGAGAGGGTGATTCTTCTCGGCTACGACTGCACCCTGGCGAACGGCGCACACTGGCATGGACGCCACCCGGCAACGATGCACAACCCAGTACCGCGAGAAGTGGGGCGCTGGCACTCCGACTTTTCTTCTCTCGCTGGCGCTTTGCCGGGAGTGGAGATTATCAACGCGTCACGCGAGACCGCGCTGACATGCTTTAAACGTTTACCACTTGAGGCGGCACTTTATGCCTGGAAAACTGTACTTCGACGGGATGCACGGCATCGGTGACAATATTAACCAGCGCTGCTTCATCAAAGCGCTGGCGCAAAAAGGCCACGAGATCTGGCTGAAAACACCGCTGCCGGAAATTTACGCTGCGATCCCGAACCTGCATTTCGTGAAAGCCAATACGCCATTGCGGACGCAGCGTAAGAACGAGCAAAGCACATCGGTGAGATTTGAGCCTGAACCGCCAGGCATTCCCCGTCAGCGCATTTTTTACGGCAATGGCCATCTTCAGGCCGGAAGCATATTCGACGCGATGCAACAGCAGTTTGGCACGCTGCCGGCCACGATGGATTTGCCGTATTATCCGGCACCTGACATTCCTGTACCGGACGGCAAGCCAATAGCCGTTATACGTCCCACCACCGAGCGTACCGAGTGGCACAATGCCAGCCGCGGCCCGCTGAACAAATATGTGGATGAAGTTTCCCGGTTGCTGGCGTTACGCGGTTTCCATGTTATCAGCATTGCAGATAACGAACCGGGGCAGGAGTGGATACCGGATCTTGAACCGTTCGCGCACAGGAAATTGCACGATGGCCAGCTTTCTATCACGCAGATGCTGGCGCTGGTGGAACGGGCCGATATTGTGCTGACGGGCGCATGTGTTGTTATGCACGCTGCGCTTGCTTACGGTAAACCGATGATCTGCCTACAGGGTGGCAATGGCGGTAATAATCACCACTCTAAAGTTACCGATCCCCGCTGTATGGATTTATCCCGCGCGTTGTTTGTATACCCGGACAACTATTGCCGGTGTCAGGAGATGAAACACTCGTGCGATAAAACAATCAGCAGGCTATCCGAGAGGGTTAAGCCTTTTATCGAAAACGTTTATCAGGCATCACGTAAGCGAGCGGCCGCATGAAGTATTTCTCTGAGCAAATCAAACATGGCCTGGCGTGGCTGCCTGAACTGGGTATGGGGCGTTATCCGGTACCGAAGGCAGCACGGCCGTACGACGAAGAGTATTTTTCACGGTACCAGCAACTGGCCGATACCGAACTTGGGAGAGAGTTGACGGCAGCGCGGATCCAGTTAGTTGCCAGGTATTACAGCGGTGTTGTTCTGGATGTGGGCATCGGTGCCGGGCAGTTTGTTGAAGCGCGTCCGTACACGAGGGGATTTGATGTGAATCCTGCGGGTGTCGAGTGGCTGAAAGCTAGAGGTCAATGGTCAAACTTATACCATGACCGATATCCGGCGCTGACGTTCTGGGATTCCCTGGAACATATCGATCGGCCTGAGGTTGCCATCGCCCGGGCGGAAAAATGGGTATTCGTTTCGGTACCCATCTTTGAAGGTGCAGAGCATGTACTGCGGTCCCGTCATTTCCGCCGTGATGAGCATATCTGGTACTGGACTCATAATGGACTCATAAAGTGGTTTGCGGCCAACGGATTTAAGCTGGTGGAGCACAACACCCGCGAAAGCGAGCTTGGTCGTGATGGCATTGGTAGCTATGCCTTTTGCCGGATTTAAAACAGCAGCCACTACAGGGCGTCATTACGATGGCGCCCGATAGTGATTGTTAAAGCAGTAGTGGTACCCGCCGCGCACCAAGCGCATTGATCGTTACTGCTTTTTATCAGAGAGCGGAGATATGACAGAGAAACTTAAAATCGTCTATCGACCGTTAAAGGATTTAACCCCATACGCTCGCAACTCCCGAACGCATGACGATCGGCAGGTGTTGCAGCTTGTGGCGAGCATTGAGGAATTTGGCTGGACGAACCCGATACTAATTGATGAATGCGGCGAGATTATTGCCGGGCATGGCCGGGTGCTGGCCGCCGAGCAGATGGGAATTGACTCCATCCCCACCATTATACTTTCGGGACTCACCGACGCGCAAAAAGCAGCATACCGTATTGCCGATAACCGGCTTCCGCTGAATGCTGGCTGGAATGGTGAGCTACTTAAGCTGGAAATTGAGGCATTGCAGGACGTTGAGTTTGACATCGGGCTGCTGGGATTCAGCGATCTGGAGTTAGGCGATATTCTGGGTGTTGAACCAGACGACCCGAATGATCACTGGGTGGGAATGCCGGCATTTGACCAGGAGAACAATAACGGCGTCCGACAGCTTATCGTGCATTTCGAAACGGATGCTGACGTTGCGTTGTTCGCCCAGCTTGTACAGCAGCAGATCACGGCAAAAACGAAATATATCTGGTACCCGGAGCATAAACGGGAATCCACGGTGAATAAGGCATACATCAGCGATGAATCCTAGTTACCCGATTTATATTGTCAGTAAAGGCCGGGCTGATACGCGCATGACAGCGAAAGCGCTGGAGCACATCGGTGTACCGTATCACATCGTGATCGAGGAGCAGGAGTACGACCAGTACGCCGCAGTCATCGATGCGAAGAAGATTCTGGTGCTCGATAAGCAATACCAGCGTGACTATGACACCTTTGACGATCTGGGGCTGACAAAAAGCGTCGGCCCGGGTGCTGCGCGTAATTTTGCGTGGGATCACTCAATAGCCAACGGGTTTGCCTGGCACTGGGTTATGGACGACAACATCCGTCACTTTTTCCGTCTGCATAAAACAAGCGGATCCGCGTGGGTGACGGAACCATTTTCCGCTGTATGGAGGATTTTGTGCAGCGGTACGAAAATGTGGGAATGGCGGGACCAAATTACGCAATGTTTGCCCCGGAGAGGGACAAGCTACCGCCATTTGTTACCAATACCCGCATTTACTCCTGCAACCTTATTCGCAACGACCTCCCGTTTCGGTGGAGAGGGCGTTACAACGAGGATACGGATTTATCGCTGAGAATGCTGAAAGCGGGCTGGTGTACGGTCCAGTTCAATGCGTTCCTTCAGCAAAAAATCCAGACGCAAAAAACAAAGGGTGGAAACACCGCTGAGTTTTACGCGAAAGAGGGAACTTACAACAAAAGCAAAATGCAGGTTGAGATGCACCCTGATATTTCCCGCATGACGCATCGTTTTGGGCGTGTTCATCATTATGTGGATTACCGAGGATTCAAAAAACTGCGTCTTCGCCTGAGAGAGGATATAGAACTGCCTGCCGGCACTAATGACTACGGAATGGTACTGCATATCAAATCGTAGGGGTATTTATGTTCGTTCGTGAAAAAGTAGAGGCGCTGGCCGCCCGTCGCCTGACGGAACAGCAGATTGCAGACGTACTCGATCTTGATATGGACGAACTGAGGCAGGACAGGGAGAGGCTAGCGCTATTCCGCAAGGCCATCCGTATCGGGACGGCAAAAGGCGAGGCCGAATTGCGGGGGGCCTTGTACAAACGTGCCCGTAACGGTGACGTATACGCCTATAACGAGCTAATGAGGCTTTCGCGCAGTAAGGACAGTGATTGATGAGCAAACCCGACTGGAAGGAGCTGCAATCTCAGTTTGCTGCCGCTCACACCAGTACGGGAATAAAGCTGAAAGACTGGTGTGAACAGCAGGGATTGGTTTACGACACAGCCCGCCGCTACATAAAAAAATCTGCGCAAAATAATGCGCAAAGAAAAACTGCGCAGCGCATTGCGCAGAATCCTGATAAAGCCGCGCCAGAACAGGGGAAGGGAAAGAGAGGGGCAGAAAAAAACTGCGCAAAACCAGATCCCGGAAGATCCCCTTTTTGCGCAGATCTCTCGGATAAAGAAAAACTGTTCGTTTCCTATTATCTGGAATGCCGCAATAAATATGAGGCATACCGGAAGGCAGGTTATACAGGAGGCGACAGAAACGCCCGGATGCTGTATCGCAAGCCAGCGGTGGCGAGAGCCATTAATCAGGGCATCGAGCAGTTAAGCGAACAGGCCATATTAAATGCGCAGGACATTCTCAGGCACTGGCATGAAATAGCGATTGCCGATCCCAGTGAGATTTCTCAGATGCGCCGTGTGTGCTGCCGCTACTGCTGGGGTTTCGATAACCGCTATCAGTGGATTGATGAAAGCGAATACGACAAGGCCGCTGAAAAAGCAGCTAAGGACAGCAAACCACCTCCAGATCAGTCTGGTGGATTTGGTTTCGTGGCTAACGACGATCCCAACCCTGATTGTCCTAAATGCGCAGGTGAGGGTATCGAAGATGTTTTCCTTGCTGATACGCGCGATTTAATCGGTCCGGCCCGTCGTCTGATTGCCGGGGTGAAGAAAACTAAATTCGGCATCGAGGTTATGACTCGTGACCAGGACGCTGCATTGAAAAACCTCGCAGCATTCCACAATCTGGCCTCCAGCGAGCAGGAAAGAGAACTTCGGTTACTTGAAATCGAACGTGTCCGCCTGAGCAATGAAAAAATCAAAGCCGAGATCGAAAACCTCCGCAATGGGGCGAACGGTAGCGAGCAGATCATTATTCACAATTCGCTGAAGCCGCCAGGCGCTGAATAAGCAGGGTGTATCGTGGCGGAAATTTTCTTACCGGAATTACATTCCGAGCAATTGCGTGTCTGGACGGAAGGTTCTGAACACCGATACAACGCTATTCGTTGTGGCCGTCGTTGGGGCAAAACCGTAATGTTGGTCGATATAGCAGTGAGCTATGTCACCAATAAATTCGTCATTCCTGGAACAAAGAGGTCGATAGCCGGGCGCGTGGGGATTTTTACCGCGCAATATCGGCAGTATCAGGAAATCTTTGACGAGCTGGTCGAATACCTTAAGCCGCTTATCAAAACGCAGTCGCGCAGTGAAAAGCGAATCCTGCTTAAGAACGGCGGCAAAATTGACTTCTGGGTAACGGACGATAACAAACTGGCCGGGCGTGGCCGTAAATATCACTGTGTCCTGATCGATGAAGCCGCGTTCACCAAATCGCCGGAAATGCTGGAAGAAATCTGGCCCCGTGCTATCAAGCCAACGCTGGTGGATTATCGCGGTCGCGCCTGGGTGTTTTCCACGCCTGACGGTATTAACGATCAGAACTTTTTCTACGCCATCTGTAATGACCCGGCTCACGGCTTCCATGAGCATCACGCACCGTCTTCATCAAACCCTCACCTTCCAGCAGATGAACTCGCGGAGATAGAGAGGACAACTGACCCCCGCGTTTGGCAGCAGGAATTTCTGGCCAAGTTTATCGACTGGTCGAAAGAAGCATTGCTGGATGTGAATAAGCTGCTGGTGGATGGCCTGCCTGTCGATATGCCAACTACCTGCGACATGATTTTCGCTGTGGCAGATACCGCGCTGAAAGGTGGTAGCGAGAACGACGGTACCGGATTCGTGTACTTCGCTTATGAAGAAACCTATTCCGAGCCACGCCTGACCATCATCGACTGGGACGTGACGCAAATTAAAGCGTCGTTACTCCCGGAATACATGCCGGGTGTCTACGACAACCTCGAACGGCTGGCGAAGATTTGCCGCCCTCGTCATGGGAGCCAGGGCGTTTTCATGGAAGATGCTGCAATGGGCGCAATTCTCAACCAGAAAGCCGAAACCGAAGATTGGGACATGAAGCCCATTAAATCGGTTTTGACGTCCAAGGGTAAAGACGAAAGGGCTGTTCTGGCATCCGGTCACCACTGGCAGGAAAAGGCGAAAATCGCCAAACCCGCTTTCGATAAAACGGTTGAGTTCAAGAAAAAGACCGCTAACCACCTCTGGCGTCAGATTGCTGGTTTCCACCTGGCTGACCCGAAAGCGCATAAACGCGCTGATGACCTTTTCGACTGCTACACGTACGGCCTGATCATCGCGTTCGGGAACTACGAAGCACTGTAAACAGGGACTTCTGTAATGGCAGAAATTCAGATCAATACCAACCTTAGCTCTGAGCTAATGCAGATACTCGATAGCGATGCTATCAAGCCGGGTACAGATGTTGGCTATAACACCTGCAAGCTGCTCTGGCAGTTCCATCCCCTCGGCGGAAAGCTGGTGGAAAAGCCGATCAACATGGCGATGTGCAAGCCGCGTTCTTACAACGTCGAGACTGATCCTGATGAACGTGTCGTTCGCCAGTTTCGCGAGGTGTGGGAGCGTATGGGACTCAATGAGAAGATAAAAAATCTCTTTTATGTGTCTCGTTGTTACGGCGCTGCTGCTATCGGTGTGGGCACTGATGGTGTGACGTGTAAAGAACCGCTGCCGACATTTGGGCTTCGGGAAGAGGACGTATATATCAACGTCTGGGATCCGCTGAATGCTTCCGGCAGTATGGTTACCGACCAAAACCCGAACAGCCGATTCTTTCAGCAGGCGAATGCAACGCTAAAAATAGCCTCAAAAAGCTGGCATCCATCTCGCACGCTGAAAATCTTCAATGGGACACCGATTTACCTCGAATACCAAAACTCAACGTTTGGCTTTACTGGCCGCAGCGTGTTTCAGCGTGTTCTTTATCCGATGAAGTCTTACATCGGGACGATGGTCGCGAACAATCTGGTGGCTAAAAAAGCGGGTGTCCTGGTCGCTAAAACCGAACAGAACGGATCGGTAGCCAGCAACCTCATGGCGGCTGCAACGGGTAAAAAAGGGAAAACGTCAAAATCGCGGAAAACGAGGGTGTGCTCAGTATCGGCACGAAAGACGATATTGAATCGTTGAACCTTCAGAATGTTGATAAGGCGCTTTCTACGGCCCGCGACAACATTATCAGCGACATTGCCGCAGGTAGTGACGTTCCCGCCATCCTCATCAAAGAGGAAGCGTTTTCCAACGGTTTCGGGGAGGGCAAAGAAGACTCCAAAGCCATCAGCCAGTACGTTGATGGCGTTCGTCAGGTAATCGAGCCGGTAATGGATTACTTCGAGCGCCTGGTGCGTTACATCGCCTGGAACGAGGATTTCTATACCTCTCTGAAAAACGACTATCCCGACATCATCACCGAGGATTATCAGACCACGTTCCGCATGTGGGAACGTGAGTTCGATGCTGACTGGCAGGAGCTGGTGGAAGAGTCGCCTGATAAGCGTCGGGAAAGTGACAGCAAAGTCGTGCAGCAGGCTGGTGCACTCTTTTCAATCATGGCTCCTCAACTTGATCCAGTAAACAGAGCAATGGCTGCTGAGTGGCTGTCCAGCGTTACTAATGCAACAGAAACCTACGGCGATTCGCCAATGCTGATCGACAAAGAAGCCCTGTCGAAATACCAGCCACCACCACCGCAGGATCCGAATAATGGCGGACAAACGAATACGACGCTCGAAACCGAAGAGGAAACCTAAAACCCTCTACGAGGTACTGACCGATGCGATTAATTATTACGTTGATAACGGATGGGATAGCCAGAAATCGTTGTTGTCCTGGTGCCAGAAACTCCGGGTAGCAGCGAGCCGGGAATCACCCAGCGATGATGTAACACGCAAACACCTCACCTCTATTTATAGCCGCCTCGTCGTTCACGGTGGCGCTTTACGAGATCAGCCTCCTGACGGGCCCAAACAAATCACCCTCGACAAGATTAAGCCTGAACTTCGTAAGGAGCTTGATCGGCGGATTTTTGCCAGCGCCAACCTTATCAAACTGAACCGTGAGCAGGCCATTGAGCGAACTGTGCAGCGTTTTCAGGGGTGGGTGACGTCTATCCCTCCTGACGGAGTGAGCGAGATTGATAAAAACGCACAGAAATCGGCTATTCGAAAATCAGTTACCGATCTGGATTTTATAAGTCGCCGGGTGGCAATCGACCAGGGCCATAAACTCGCGAGCAACGTGAAATACCTGCTTTCCGTGCAAGGGGGCGCTATCGCGTTTCGCTGGCATTCAAACTGGCGGAGGCCTGGCTACGACTATCGCGTTGACCACAAACATCGCGACACGCTGATTTATCTGATCCGCGACTCGTGGGCGGTACAGCAGGGATTGATTAAGCCAGAAAACGGTTATTACGACGAAATTACCGCTGCTGGCGAAGAGCCATTTTGCAGTTGCCAGGTGTTTCCGATTTATGCCCCTCAGAAATTACCTGTCGAGTTTTTAACGGAGAAAGGGAAACGTGAATTTAACCGAACTTGAATTAGCACAGCGAATACGGGACGGCACTGCGCCGTCTCCAATGAAGTTTTCGAACATGTGGCTGGTCAACCTGCGCATAACTGGTACCGGGCTGGCTTACCGAACGGGACTAAAAGAACACGTCTGGCGTGACCCAAATATCTACCTAAACGACGCGTTTTTGCAGCGTTGTAATGGCCTCCCGGTCATCGCCAACCATCCAGATGACGCTGTCCTCACTGAACAAGATTTTACCGCGCGAATAGTTGGTTCGGTGATGCTCCCCTATATCCGCGGGGATGAGGTTTGGGCTGTTTGCCGCATCTACATCCGGGACATCGTTGACCAGATTTCGAAGGGCGGCGTTTCTACAAGCCCGGCGGTCGTATTCAACAACGCATCAGGCAATGTGGAAGTAATGGACGGCGACACCAACTTTCTTATCGAAGGGGTGCCGTACCTGGTCGATCACATCGCTCTGGTAACAGAGGACCACGGCTCTTTGGGAGTGTGGGACAAAGACAAGATCCCCGCAGGGGTCGAGGTTTCTAACAAAGGTGACATTGATATGGACGAGAAAATGCTGGAGACCCTCATCGCTAAAGTAGTGGGCGATGCGGTGGGCGGTATTAATCAGGGGCTTGAGCGAGTTACGGCTCGTATGGACTCGCTGGAAAACGGCATTAAGGCGCGAGCCGATGCTGACGCGGCCAAAGAGAAAGAGGAAAAGGAAAAAGCCGATCAGGAAGAACAGAAAAAAGCGGATGCCGCTGCCGAGGAGCAGAAAAAGGCAGATGAAGCGGAAGCACAGCGCAAGGCTGAGGAAAAAGCCAAAGCGGATGAAGCCGAGGAAGAACAGCGAAAAGCCGATCAGGCCAAGGCTGATGAAGAAAAAGCCAAAGCCGAGGAGGAGGAAAAAGCGAAATCTGACTCTGACATGACTGAAGCACGCGTTAAAGCTGACTCCGCTTACGTCGCATGTGGCAAACAGGCACCAACTCCATTCTCCGGGGAAAAACCGCTGGACTACCGCAAGCGCGTGCTGATGGGAATGCAAAAGCACTCAGAAAAGCATAAGGACGTGAATATTCGCGCAATTGCGGATTCTGCGACGCTCTCCGTACTGGAAGAGGCGATCTATAGCGAAGCGCGTAAATCCATCGAGAACGAAATGAATAACACACTGGGCCAGTTACACCAGCGTGTTCGTATGGATGAAGCCGGTCGCCGTATTACCGAATACCAAGGCGATCCCAACGTCTGGTTAGCGGCATTCAAAACTCCGGGGCGTCGCCTCGTCAAAATCAACACACCAGGGAGCATGAACAACCATGGCTGATATTAATTTCGACCCGTTCAAAACACAGGGTTCATTCGCCGGCAGCTTTAACGTCGAATCGCGTGGCCTGACTCAGGGGGACGCGCAGGACGACCCTGCGATCCGCCTGCAGCTTTGCTCTGGCACTCTGGATAAAAACCTTGATGCGCCCGTCTGGGGCGGAATCGGCGTGGTTGAGTGCGTTTCCACAGTCGCGGAAAACGTAAGCGGCTCCACCATCAAAAAAGCAACGGCTTCAGTCTGTAATGCTTTCACGGTGTTTAACCAGGCGTACCACGGCATCACGACAGCAAGCAATCCGGTACCGCTTTATCTGGCTGGCGGTTCGGTTCACTACTATCGCGTTGGTTCAGGTGCGCGTATTCCATTACCGATCAGCGCAGCGGTCGCGGCACTTGCCACTGGTGACGACCCGGTCGGGGCTGATGGTTTTGTCTGGGATATGAAAGAAAACTGCGTGGACGTTTATTCCAGCAGCTCGTCCTCCAACCCGAAAGTGAATATCAGCCTGTTAATGGTTTCCCAACAGGGCAACCTGACGGTGAAAAAAGAAACCAGCGGCAACGTGGTCTGGGAAAACAGCAAGCCTTGCGGCCTGTTCTTGATTTAAGGAGTTATTAATGAGCGCATTCGCACCAGCGATTACCACGGTATCGCCTTCTATGATGCAGCCGGAAATCGTCATGCAGTACAGCATGGCCTCCGGCGCATTCGAAATTCTCCCGGGCGGCGCACCTTCTGCCCGTATCGGTTCAAGCGATCTGGTTGTGTACCAGAAATATCTTCGTGCAACGACCCAGGCACATGTCGGCCAGTCGCTGCCGGGCCAGTTACCTTCTGCGAGCATCGTTCCGAGCTATGACCAGATGATGACTTACCGTATATCGACTCGCTCCCAGTACAGCTATCTCGATACTGATGCTGCAAGCCGTTGGGGATATTCGCTTAACAGTGGCTTGCAACTGGCAAACCGTCAGGGCCACGCGCAGCAGCTTCGTAACATGCTCATTTACGGTGTGAAGGCATCCAACAACGAAGGTATAGCCAACTCACCAAATGCGACCACGGTAAACCTCGGCAGCGATAGCCAGGGCAATGATTCGTACACTACCTGGGATTCCGGTGAAATGGCGAAATTTGTTCTCGGTCTCATTGCGGATCAGAAAACTCGAATGATGTTGCTGGGCCAGGCACTGACGACCGTCGTTCTGTGTCCTCAGCGTTTCATGAAGGCGCTGGAATGGACGGGAGTTGTTGAACTGACCAGCTACCAGCGTCCCGGTGGCGGTACCGAAACGGTCGGAACCATGATTAAAAACATCGCCAATGGCGCCAGCGGCGATGATGTGATCTTCTGTCAGGACGACACGCTGATTGGCAAGGGTGCTGGCGGTACCGATCTCATTATCGTAACCAACCCGGAACTGGTTGTGCCTGAGGCTCGTCAGGATCTCAATACCAACATTTTCGCGACACTGATGCCGAATCAGAAAGCCGTGAACGTGATGTTCTGTGACGTTGCGGCGCCGACTGAAATTCCGTCACCGATGCCGGATGGCGGCATTACCACGCTGTACACCATGCGTGCCACTCCGGGCTGGAACTTCCGTTCCGAAGGCGTGACGCTGCTTTCCGCGAAATACGCGTAATACCCTCGTTGATTTAACTGGTGGATTTGGGGAGATAAGACTCCCCATTTTTTTTGAGGAAAATTCATGAAACTTTTTATCGCTAACTGCTCCCGTCAGGCTCATACGTTCAACTACAAGCTGCCGGAAAAATCACAGTCCTTCGGCGTGACGATCCCCGCTGGCGGTCAGCATATGATCGATAACCAGTCTGACGTTATTCACCACATCATCAAGCAGCATGAACCTTATGGCTTTCAGCGTTGCGACAAAGTGGACAATACATTTTCCGGCATTTGCTATTCCATCGATAAACCGGTGACCGTTGGACGTATCGAAGAGAATGCGGAGCAAAAAACCGAAAATCTCGATGACCTGTCTCAGTCCATTCTCGAAGCAAACGCCGTGTCTATGAGCAATGCCGTTGATAAGGCTGTCATGCAGAGTGGTGAAACACCTAAACCAGGAGAAGTCGTCGTGGAAATAACCGGTGAGGCCGTCAACGCCGAACAGGCCAACCCGCCGAAACTGAATAAAACGGTGAAGGTACAAAAATAATGACCATGCGCCCAACGTTTGACGGATTTATCCGCTTCGTTCGTGGCGTGATGGGCGTTCCTGATACAGCCATTTCCGACGATGATCCTACGTTTGAATGCTGTTACCAGTCGGCGCTGGAGCTGATACCGCAACGGCTGGGACTGGAATGTCTACCCATCATCTACACGAACACCGTGTACAACGCTGGCGGTTCTCTGCTGCTGCGCTATGCCGTCGATACGCCGCCCAGCACGTATTTCTTCGACCTGCGCAAAAAACTAGGTCTTAACAACGCTGTTTACGGCCTCGTTAACTCTGCTGCCGATCAGGGTACTTCCGGCTCAATGAGCATTAGCGATGCTCTCAGCAACCTTTCTCTGGCGGACCTGATGATGATGCAAGACCCATACGGACGGGCGGCCATCGCCGTGTTGATGGAGATGGGGCCGCTCTGGGGGTACACGCCGTGAAAGTATGCCTGGGCGTCATCGATATTCCCTACGACTACGGCGACAACCCGGCAACTACCTACGAAGTCGCTGAAGACCTTCAGGAGCGCTACAAGCTGTTCAGCCACTTCTGGGAGCTGCACCAGAAGGAAATCACAGCTGAAGTAGGTGAGGCGCTGGCCTGGGCCATCATCAACCACATTCAGTATGGTGCTCCAATGCAGGGCGGCGAGCTGCTGGGCGAAACCATGAAAGCGTTCAACGTTTTTCTCGAAGGCGAAGAAATGGCAGGGCTGTCTGTTGATGGCGTGCCAACGCAGGCGGCGCTGGAAGGTAAAAACTCACGCCTGAAGATTGAGCGCGGAGAACGGCGACCATCGTTCATCGATGGCGGCCTGTTTAAATCATCATTTGTTGCATGGATAGGTAACGATGCCGAGTCTTGATGAAATTGCCGCGAATACCGGCAGTCAGCTTTCCACAGTCCTACAGGCAGCCGTAGAAACAATATCATCCGGGCAGGAAATTACCTTTCGCCTCTATGTGCGCCAGGTTCTCCCGCTCGACGGTTTTGTTTACTGGATAAACGCCGAAATTATCACACCTGACGAACTGGAGCGTATGGGGATTGCTAACCCGCTCACCACGACGATAAAGGGCAGCCTTCACAGGCAGGTCGTCACTGAGCAATCTGCAACGTCCTCACGCGACGTGAACAACATCATCTTCACGCCAATAGCTAAGGCTGACGATTTCAATATAGAAAATTCGAACGCCATTTATCTGGGTGAGTACGAGGGCACGCAGTTTGCCTTCTCGCGCATGGAGAGCCGGTACACACAGTCTGGCATTTTCCATTACCGCGGCATGGCGATCCTTCCCACTATGCGCTCGCAGATTATCGACAGCCCGGACGACATCAACGACGAGCAGATCATATCGAACAGCACCCCTATCTGGTTGTCGCTAAAGCAGTTCGCGACGGTCTACCCGTCGTTCCTTGTTCCCTCGAACCTGAAGCCTCCGTACATCGCCGCAGATGTCAGATTTACGGTGCCGTTGCAAATGGCCGCCGCGGTTCAGGGCGGCACGCGCTACCAGTTAGCGCAGGATTCGGTAAGGGTGACGCTCTACGGTTTCAGTAACCAGATGGCGCTCGATTTCGTCGACTACGTGGTGAACAAGGCGCTCGATGACGAGGAGTTTGGGATAACCAACATGCCGATAGTCAGCGACGTGAAATCTAACCAGGTAGAAATCAACGCTCTGGCGAAAAAGAAAATCGTGGATTTTGACGTGAATTATTACCAGGCCACGACGCGGGACATTTCGCACCAGCTTATCAAAGAAGTCATTTTCAACTACGAGGTCAGATAATGAGCTACAACATCGTTACTGTGAACGTCTCGCAGACGATTGGCGCTACGCCGTCGAATTTGCAGCAAATGTCCGCCATCCTCTCGTTTGGGGCAACCCTCCAGGAGCCTGGTAAACCTGTGCTGTTAACGCAGTCGTCAGATATCACCGATTTGGTGAACATCCCGATCGCCTCACTAACGGCAGAGGCATCGTCATTTGGTTCAGATTTCACCCTGACTCTTCCCGCTGCTGATGCGCTTACCAGAGACCCGGGTAGTGAGCTTGAGATTAAGATCCAGAACTGTTCACCGAATGCCTGGAATGGAACCCATCTTGCCACGGTGGTTGACGACAAGACCCTGACCTGGACTGTGCCCAACTCGACGCTCGACGGCATGCCTACCACGGTTGGACAATTCTCCATAACCGGGGGGGACGCGCTGGTCACTGCTGTCGAAACGTTCTTTGCTCAGGGTAATTCGGTCGGTACTTACCTTCTCGAGCTGGGCTATAAATCCGATCTCCCCAAGGATGAAGTTGAGGCGCTTAAAATCTATATGGCAGAGCCACTGAAGCGCTTCTATGCATACCTGGTACCAGAAACCTGGAAGGGCGACACAGATTTTATTACGCTGGCAAAACTCTATACCGCGAATGAAGCGAAGCAGTATTTCTTCGTGCTGGAGGATACGCCAGACGATACAAACTACGTCACGCCTTATGCCGGGATAAAGTCCATTGTAGCGACGGCGGACGACACCTACCCGGTGACGAATGCAGCAGCAGCCGCAATGTGGAATCTGGTTTCGGCCTCGCCGTCTGAAATCAACAAGGTGCCACCTATGGCGTTCCGCTTCCTTCAGGCTGTAAATGCGAACGCGGCGAAAGCCAGTATTCTCACGACCATGACAAAGCAGAACATTAACTACGTTGATACTGGTGCCGAGGGCGGTATTTCAAACACCATTCTGGTTAAGGGCGTGACCAGTGACGGTAACGATATGACCTACTGGTACAGCGTGGATTGGGTGCAGATAAACGTAGACATGATGCTGGCTAACGCCGTCATCAACGGCAGTAACAACCCCATTAACCCGCTCTATTACAACCAGGACGGTATCGACAGATTGCAGCAGGTTGCACAGGGCGTTTTCAATACAGGCATCTCCTATGGCCTCGTAAACGGTCAGACTCCGGTCAATGCGATACCGTTCAAAACCTACGTCAAAGACAACCCGAACGATTACGGAATTGGCCGCTACGCAGGTCTGTCTGCCACATACACGCCAATGCGCGGCTTTGTGGAAATCATCTTCAATATCAACGTGACCATGCAGCTTTCCTAAAGGAGTTAAACCGTGCCGAATCCAATGATCCCCGTTGGCGTGCTTAACCGCGTCCGCGCAAGCATTAAATTTTCTGACCATCCTGAATTAAACGTTGCTGCATCCTACCTCGCAAAGGAGGGTGTAGAGCTGGTGTTTCAAGGAAATATGACGGATTTCCTCCCAGTTATGACGGGGGCGGTCCAGTCGCCGCAACCATTCATGATCCTGCAATCAAAGGTTCATCTGGTGCGCAGCCAGGCGCTGGGCGCACAGTACAAAGTTCAGTGGGAGCTGGACACTGCGATCGGTGACGCAAAAGTGTATTCCGACAGCTCTGTTTTCGGGGATTTCGAAATTTTTAATACGGCCATTACAAATGTGCAGGACATGAGTTTTGCCGGAGGGCAGCCGGGCGTGGCCATTACCATCACCGGAACCTATTACATCAACTCGGCAATGTGGGATCTGTAATGAAAATTTCTCGAAATATGCACCTTATTATCCCGGTACAAACAGAGCTGGGCACCGCTTACATTCACTCCGCGCCCATCTCGAAAGAGGTATACCGGGAGCATTTCTTCATTCTTAGCAAAACTTTTTCTGCCATTTTTTCCGAAGGGCTTGGAGTTGTGGCCGGGCCACGCGTTGCTTACCTGATGCTGGAAAGGATCTGCAAAGATACCCAGACGGGCGGCGGGAATATCTGGGACGGGCCCGACGGCGTGAGAAATACGCTGGTGAACGAGATTATTCGTCTCTCTAACCTGGTTTACCCTGTTGACGGGAAGGGCTGGGATACCAAGCCTCTCGATGTCGCGCTTGAACGAGAGATAGTCGATCTCGATGAAGTCATCGGCGAGCTGGTTTTTTTTACATGCGTCTCGTCGATAAACAAGCCGTCTCAGGCGAAAGGGCTGATGGAGCAGGTCAATGGACTGTGGAACAGTCAAATTTCGTACTCGAGTCTTATGGACTGGATGCGTTCATTGCCGACATCGAAGCCTGCCGCCAGTTCTGGCGTGACGGCGAGCACGTCATCAGCAGCATCCTTGACTATTCCGCCGCAGCAGGATTCCCCGACATCTGGACAGATACCGGGTTAAACCTGAAATCAGCAGCTCAGTTTCGAGAGCTGCTGAAATTTAAAAAACCACAAGGGAGCTTCTGATGGCAGGTGATCAGTTACCCGTCCTGACTCTAGAAATAGATGATTCCAAAATTGCCGCTTTGAATGAAATTTCAGAAAAATTTAAAGCGGCTTTTTCCATCGGCCCTGGAGGGTATTCAGTCAACACAGTAAGCCCTCCCAGCCAAACAGGAACATCAGAACAAACTCAGACCAATGACGCGGTAGCTCCGCGTCAGCGTGACGAGAAAGGCAGATACTTACCAGCAGCCAACCCTTCATTTACCGAGCAGTACAAGTCGCAAAAGAAGAAACTTAACCAAGGGGAAGGGGAAAACAACTTTCTAAATAACCTTGGGAAAACGGCGAAGGGCACGCTTAAAACCTTTGGGCTTATTAATAAAACCCTGGGGGTGACAAATCTTGCTCTGAAGAAACTTTTCACCACAACGGTCACCTGGGGTGTCAGGCTGGCCGCAATAAGCAGCGGTGGGATGTTCGGGTATGGTTTCATGGCGCATCGCATTACGGACCAGTACAGGAATGCGCAGGGGCTGGGGGTTAGCACCGGACAGATGCAGGCGGCGAGCAATGTCTATGGCTCACGCTTTTCTGGAACCAGCAATATTTTGCAGGCGCTGGCGGCCGTGCAGAACGATCCTACAAATCCTCAGTATGCCGGGTTAATGAGCCTGGGCATTAACCCGCAGGACGGAGCGGCGGCGAACTTGCCCAAGCTTCTGGAGGGCGTTTCCAGCCTTCTCAAGCAATACAAGGGAACCGGGGTTTCGCAGACGGTGCTGAAAGCGTATGGCCTGGACGGTGTTATCGACGTTGCGACCGCAAACCAGGTGCTGGCAAACAGTGATAGGTTGCCGCAGCTTAACCAGCAGTTTGCGGCGCAGTCTCAACGGCTTGACCAGAACATTGGTGGCGGCACACAGCAAAGCTATCAGGAACTTTCCGCCCGGTTCGCTTATAACGCAGACCGGATAGGCAACACGTTCCTCAAGGCGCTGGCGCGCCTGAATGGACCGATCGGCAGAATATCGGACAACCTGACGGCCAGTATCGAGAAATTCCTGAACGGGCGAAACGGCCAGGCGCTCTTTGACACGCTGGCGAATGGGTTACAGAAGCTGGGTAACTGGCTGGGCAGCGATGATTTTCAGAAAGACCTCAAGACGTTCGCGGATTGTGTGAAGCAGATCATTTCGGTGATAGGCGATGCAATTTCGTGGATAGCTGGCACCGTAGGCGGGGTGAACCTCAATGGTGCTGGTACGGGCCCTGAAGGCGCGAACCCGGCTTACGTTGCTTTCGGCAATAAGTACCTGGGCGGGAGGCTACCAGGAGCTAACCCGATGACCAACCAGTACACAGGGGAATACTTCAAGGAAGAGGACGTTTCCAGCAAGTACCAGATGCCGGATGCGTTAAAAACCAACGTTCAGACCTTTGTTGAAGCCGTCAATAAAACCGCCAACCTTCCAAACGGCCTGATGTCTGCCATCGCTCAGAAAGAGTCTTCGTGGAACCCGCTTGCGCAGAACAAAACAAGCGGCGCCGCGGGGCTTTTCCAGTTTATGCCCGGTACGGCAAAAGCCTATGGGCTTGAGGGTGATGATGTTTATGATCCTAATAAATCGACGGTAGCGGCTGGCCGGTACCTGAATGACCTCAGCAAACGGTATAAGGGTGACCTGGCGAAGATGTTAACCAGCTATAACGGTGGCCGCATCGACAAGGACGGCAACCTTAGTCTCAAAAAGGAAACCGTCGATTACCTGCTAAAAATATTGCCACAAGTTCAGGGTGGCCTGGAGCAGCATCCTGGTATCAAGCAGCAACTCGAAACCGCAAGCAGTACGCTGGCTAAGGGCGGGAAAAACGACAGGGCGACAATCGACCTGAAGATATCCAATACACCGGGATCGGATATTTCCGCTCAGGTACAGGGGATCTACGTAACGCCGAGGTAAGCAATGGCTTTGAACTATTTTGGCCAGGCGTTCAAACTGGCCTTCGAAATATCTCCAATTTTACTTGTTGATGGCATCGCCGCTTCTATACCGGGCGGCGTGATGCCTATCGCGGTTTTAACTGAAGGGGTGAGCATCGTTGACGGCCTGCTTCACGGTGAGCTGTCGGAACAGTCGGCGGCATTCACGCCGATGGCAGGTACAACGCTGATTCAGCAGGACGTCGGTAACCTGAATTTTTTTAATATGGTGACCGCCGCTAACTCTGTGGTTAACCGCTCCAACCGCGTTCTCATGCAAATGATTCGCCCGGCCTCAACAAAAGGTGGTGGTTATGCGGCGAAAGGGATCACCTTCACGGCGCTGAAACTGGCGCTGGATAAGCATAATCAAAGCGGCGGTTACTACGTGGTAATGACGCCATCGTTTATCTATACGGGCTGCCTGATGAGGTCTATGATCGACACGTCAGGTTTTTCAGAGCAGAACAAGCAGGTGCAACATACCTGGCAGCTGGAGTTTGAACAGCCATTACTGTCTATCTCCCAGGTCGACTCTGCCCTGGGCAGCCTCATGAGTAAATTCGAATCTGGCATGCCGCCGGCCAACCCTTCTTCAGAATTGGCATGGAGCGGTAACGGCGACTTGATACCTGCTATTCCGAAATTCTAGGCCACTCAATGACAACTACGATTGCCTTTAATCCAGACGGGAAAACGCCATTTACATTTCAGGCGACCGTTGGCGGCGCGAAGCTGTTCGCTACCGTGCCTTTTAACCTCTACGCCAATCGTTATTACGTAAGGCTGACTGACGGCCAGGGCCGGATTGTTTCCTACGGGCCAATGATTGGTTCTCCTGATGACTTCGATATTAACCTGGCCCTGTCGTATGCGCCGGGTTCGCTCGTCTACAGGGTCAGCAAAAATCAGTTCGAGGCCACCTGATGAAATATTATCGCCTTGAAATTACCGATAAAGACGGGAATACGCCGCTCGATGCTGCGGGTAACCCGGTCGGTCCGTTTGACAGCTCCCTGTCGCCGGGCGCGGGTCTGCATATCGAATTTGATGCGTTGATAACCGGATATGATGTTGTCAGCAGCGGGACACAGATTGCTATACATGGCGTTCCCGTCACCATGCTGCGCGAAAGTGCCCAGCTTGCCGGGTGCCAGATTGACCTGACAGCAGGGTTTACCGCCGGGCTGCCCCTTGCTAATCCCGCCCAGGCAGGCTTGATCCTGAGCGGTCAAATTTACAACCCGTTTGCTAACTGGCTGGGAACGCATCAGTCGCTGAACTTTATTGTGAACCCTAGCCCACTTCTCAACGATAAGGGGCAGGCCGCCAGCATTACGCTTGACGGTAAAAAAGGGGAGAAACTGAGTGACGTTCTCCAGCGCGCGCTGACCACGGCTTATCCGGGCTTTACGCTGGAGATATCGATAAGCGATCAACTGGTGCTGGCGGAGGACGGCGTGGGCGTTTACAACCGACTGACGCAGTTAGCCGCAACGCTGCGCAGTCAGTCGTTTTCGATGATAAACCGGGACGATTACACCGGGGTGCAGATGGTTATGCAGAACCGTAGCATCAGGGTTTTCGACAATGCGGGAGAGGATAATGGTGCCATCCAAATCCTGCCTCATGAACTGATCGGACAGCCTACGTGGATTGGCCCCGTCAGCGCGTCTTTCAAGTGCCCTTTGCGTGCAGATTTACGATGCGGCGATAAGGTCGAATTACCTCAAAATATTATTTCCGGTCCGGGGGCGCTGCTGGCAGTCAGTTCAGAGCGCTCGTACTCGTCGCTGAGAACGCAGGTCAACTTTTCAGGTAAATTCCTGATCACTTCGGTCAGACATGTTGGCGAGTATCTCAACCCGGATAACTCCAATTCCTGGGTAACAATCTACGAGGCCGTCGCGCTGGCGAAAAACACAACATGAGCAACGGGCAAAAATTTCCTTTTCTGAAATCCCTCAATAACGCAATCCATACAGCCAGTGAAGACCGCGCCGCGATAGAAGGGCGCTCTTTACCCTGCCATGTGGTTGGCGTTAACGGGCAGATCGTCACAGTTCAGTTCGACATGCTGCCGGACGGTACGCAATATCCGCAGGTGACGCTCCCAATCGCCACCTTCGAATATATACGCTACCCCATTCAGATTGGTGACAAGGGAGTCACCGTCGCCGCCGACGTATCGCTGAGAGGGGTTTCTGGACTCGGTACCGGCATCGCAAGCCGTGCGTTAACACTTTCACTGGTGCCACTTTTCTTTGTCCCGCTTTCAAACGCCGGATGGAGCAGAGAGGACCCAGACAAAATCGTCCTTTACGGGCCAGACGGGGCGATCCTTAAAACTGCTGATGGCGCCAGCAGCATTACTGTTGAGCCAGGGAAAATAACTGAAAAGGCAGACGCGATTTACCTCACAGCGAAAGACATCTATCTGGGTGGTGGCACGATTCATCTCAATGGCCCGATTCGCCAGGACGCTGGGGAGATGTCGGATACTTCTGCCAAATTTATCGGCCCTATGGATGTCACGAACGATGTGGTAGCAGGCGGCGTAAGCCTGATAAATCACCCTCATGACGTTAAAAACGTCCAGAGCGGTGGCAGCACAATCCAGTCCGAGAAACCAAAAGCGGGGTGAGTATGAGAACGTGGGGACGCGTCACGGACGCAAACGGTAGAAAGACGTGGGTTGAGGTGACTTCGGACGCCAGTGGCGACTTTTCTTATGGCTGGCTAACCACCCTAATCCAAACACTCAAGCTTGGCCTGGGAGAATCGCCGTTCTATGCGCAGTATGGCATTCCGGCCCAGCAGTCGATCGTACAGCAGGTTTACCCTGATTATTACGTCAACATGACGCAACAGCAATTTGCGGGTTACTTCGCATCACTGGCGATATCAAAAGTGGATGGGGCTGCGAGCCCTACCTACGCCATAGATGTCGTGTTCCGCAATGGCGTCAGTTTTCAAAAGAATGTTGCTGTTTGAAGGTGTATCATCACAGATATATAACTTTATCGGCGAGATAATTCATGAAAAAAATACCAATTATATTAGCTATCACTTTTGGCATTGGGTTAAGCGAATGTGAAGTACAAGCTGTGGAAGCACCATCATCACTCACATATGAGCAGAGAGAGGCACTGAGTAAAATGAAAGCTGATATGAAAGCTCAGAGCCAATTATCAAAGGCTTGTCAGTTAGTTGGTGAAGGTAAAGATGATGACGCCATGAAAGTTTTACAACAAATAGAATGGTGGTCAACATCCATCAAAATTAGCAAGTCTGGTGTTAATAACGAAGAAAACAAAATTGTTATAAATTTCTTTAAGCGCTTTGATAAATTAAATGAAGAAAATTGCGTTCGGTATAGCACAGAGTTATTTAATGACTCTCTTTAACGAATCATCTGTGAAATAAAATCCCGCCTTATGGCGGGTTTTTTTATGGAGTAAATATGTCTGATCTACCCATAATCATGACCGAAGCGGGGGCGCAGCCCACACCACCGAAAACTATCCTGGCCAACCTCATCAGCAAGGTCTCGCAAAAAGTACCTGATTATACGGCCAACCTGCCAGCGGGTTTAATCACTGACCTTGCGACTACAGCGACGGGGGCTATCGCGTTAATCGATCAGGCCCGTGTCGATCTTATAAATTCTGTAACCCCATACGGAGCAAATATTCCTTTACTGATGCAGCTCGGTACCACCTACGGCGTTCCGCAAGGTGAGGGGACCAACACATCGGTATACATTACCTTCTCCGGGCCGCCGGGCTTCGGTATACCGAAAGGTTTCACTATTGGTGACGGGAATAACCAGTACGCTGTTGTGCGAGACACTGTGATCCCTTCGAGCGGCCAAACCGAGCCAGTGTACTCTCTGGCAACGTCGCCGGGGTCATGGGCCGTGCCTGAAGGGACAGTAACCCAGATCATAACGTCCGTACCTAAGGAGTACATCGTCACCTGCACGAATCTGACAGCGGGTTTACCGGGGCTTGCCGAACAATCCTGGGCTTCATATCGCGGCCAGGTGATGCAAGCGGGTATGAAAGCTGCTCAGGGAACCCCGGATTACTTCAGGGCGGTCCTCGAAGCAGTGGATGGTGTGCAGGCAAATCTTCTCTCATTCAGGCAGGCTTCGCTAGGACAGTGGGTCGCCATTGTGGGGGGAGGCGATCCGTATGAGGTGGCCTATGCAATATATAAAGCCGTCCCGGATATCTCAGTGCTGACGAACGATGTAAGCAATCCGTCTGGCGGAGCGGCAGTAGAGAAAAAGACAATTCAGATTGACGTGTACCCGGATTCCTATCATGTGCCTTACGTGGTACCCACCTCTCAAACCGCCGCCGTGTTCATCGTCTGGAATACGGCCTCGACCAATTACATCGACCCCGCAGGAATAGCTACCGCCGTGCAGCAGCCTGTTGCTGATTACATCAACGCTATTGCGACGGGCCAGCCAATTAACCTGCTACAGATTCAGGAAATATTCCTTGATGCGGTTCAGGGGCTGGTTCCTCCGTCCCTTGTATCAATGATCGACATACAGGTCGGTATCAACGGAACAATTGTGCCGCCGGAAGCCAACTCTAAGCTGGTGTACGGCGACACATACGGCTATTTCTCCACCACAGCAGGACAGATCACGGTAGAAAAATATGGCAGCACCAGTTCGTAAAATCATCCCGGCCTATCCCTTTGTGCAGTACCGCGATGACCCAAACGTCGTCGCGTTTTTCGATGCTTATAACGAAATGGCTCAGGAGTATCTGGACGAAATCAATGGCCTTAGTCTTCCTTACTGGCCGTCTCCGGCACTTTCCGGGAAGCTACTTGATTGGGTGGTTGAGGGAATTTACGGGGAAACACGGCCCTTGCTTCAGGTCTCGCAGGATGCGATAGCGAAAGGGGCCTACAACACGATTGACTACAACACGATCCCCTACGCAGGCCTGAAGAACTTCGTACCAGGCGCGACAACATATGTCGCCGACGATTACTTCAAGCGCATCCTCACCTGGAATTTTTACAAAAGCGACGGCGTGCAATTCAATATCGACTGGTTGAAGAGACGAATTGCACGTTTCTTGCGTGGGCCAAACGGTATCGATCCGCCTGTGACAGAAACCTTCGATATTTCGGTCATACCGACAAAGGGCGTATTCGCAATTTTGCTTCCGAACTCTAACGATCCCGCGGGACAGTTCCTAAAAGATGCGATAGAGCAGCGAATCGTAAAACTGCCGTTTATGTACAGCTTCACGGTCGGGTTTTCTAATTAGTCCCTATACCTGGAAAAGGTGAAAAAATGATACTGGGTTTCGGTAACAATGTAGTTTCTTCACTGGCGTCTGACATCACTGCCAGCCAGACCAGCTTTTCAGTGCTGCCCGGCGATGGGCCCCTATTTTCGGCTCTTTTGACGTCAGATTTCAGTAACAAGTCCACCACACTCAAAAACTACGCAAAAATCACGCTCACCGACTCAGGTGAAACGGCTTTCGAGGTATGCCACCTCACGGCCGTGAGCGGAGACACACTTACTGTTATCCGCGGACAGGAAGGAACGGCAGCAAAGGGATGGTCCCTAAAAGACGTTGTAGCCAACTTCGCCACGCGCGGCTCGGAAAATGCATTTCCTCAGATCGCGCATATTCAGAGCGGATTTTATACTTCAGGAACGGCCGGCGGTACGGCGAATGCTCTTACCCTTGAGCTGCCGACAACCTTCTTCCTGAACGGCTCTACGGATTGGGTGCTGAAGACGCCTATAGTTGTTTACCCTGCGCAGAACAACACCGGCGCGGCCACGCTGCAACTTACGATGGGCGGAAGGGTGCTGGGAACTTTTAAGCTTTACAAAGGTAGCAAGGCGGAACTGGTTGCTAACGACATTCTGAAAGACGTAGCCCTGGTATGCCTTATGGACAACACCAGGACGTTTTTCAACGTTGCGAACCCTGGCGCGATTTACGCGGGGTTGGGAACAGCTGCATTTCGTGACGTTCAAACATCAAAAGATGATGTTACTGCTGGGCGATTAGTGGTCAATGGTGGAGCATTGGCGCTACGAAGTTTTCGAGCCAGAGCTAGCGGTGGCGATGTCACTGATGTTAACGCATTACCGCCAAATTCTGTAAGTTTTACTTATTCAGATCCAACAAACTCTCCAGGATTTAACGGAAGTTTAATTGATTTCTCTGGACTGAATGGGGAATACAGCGTTCAGTTGACAGCAACTTATGCCAATAGCGGTAAAAATATAAGTTTTAGAACTCGTAACGGCGACAATAAAACATGGAACCCGTGGTACGAAATTTTTCACACTGGAAACCCACCAACGACAAAAACAACATTCCAGCTAGCTGAAGGAATCCCTAATGCCGCTAACTTAAATAATTACACAGCTCCTGGCTTGTATTACCAGCCAGCTAACGCGCAGGCGGCAACCGGCACCAACTACCCGGAAGCCATCGCTGGTTCACTGGAGGTTTATAAACATGCGGGAATAACGCAAGTGTACCGGGTTTATAACAATTCCCGCGCATATATTCGCACTCTCTACAGCGGAACTTGGACGGCATGGTCAAAACAATACGATACGACAAACAAGCCCACAGCCGCTGATGTTGGCGCTCTAGCCAGCAATGGCAATGCGGTCTCAGCAACTAAACTACAGACCGCCCGCACGATTAACGGCGTAGCGTTCGACGGTACGAAAAACATTAGTATCTCTGCCGGTGCAATTGGTTCATATACGAAAGCGGAAAGTGACGCACGTTTTGTTAACTGGAACTACAACGCAGTCGGCTCAGTATGTCTTGCAAGATTTGACCCGCAAAACCAGACGGTTGCCCCTAATGCTACTACTGCCGGGGCCAATCTTCATGCTGCGGGGATTACAGGCTATCCAGATACATCGGGGGGAGACTGGATGGCGCTGCGTGCTTCAGGGACGCTTAGTGGAACTTGGCGTTGCCTGGGATTTATTCAGAACGATACTGATGGTGGTGGCAATCGCCATTGGTCGGTGTCTTTATTTGTGAGGATTGCTTAATGTATTTACAGTTCGATGATGTGCGTAACCCTATATATGCGAATGAAAATAAAACGGCTATTAATTGTGAGGTTTTATTCAGGCACCTGCCTGGAGAATACGTCCCGTTTACCGCAACACCAGATGATCCTCAGGCGTGGGGACGGGATATTTTTGCACAGTGTGACCGAAGAAAATGGGGGGATGTTTCACCATATGCAGCTCCAAAGATTGATTGGAAAGGACAAGCGGAAGAGCAGCGCCAGACTCTACTGAATATATCTAATGCTGCAACTGCTGACTGGCGAACAGAGGCAGCTTTAGGGGAAATCAACGAAACGGATAAAAATCAATTGCTGCAATGGATTGATTTTAACAAAAAGCTGAAAGCGCTAATATTTGACGGAATAGATAGTCCAGAAAAGTACGATTCTATCGCTTGGCCTGAGCAGCCTTGACATAAGCGGGGGGAAGCCCCCCGCGTACTATCATCGCAGAAGAACAAGCCTTCGGAGGTTGTTATTTTGTTTTTGCTCGATATATTTATATGTGATTTTTGCTAGGGCGAAAGTCAAAATAAGGGAAATGCAAACTGCAACTATCTGTACCCACATTGACTGAAGAGTTGTTTCACCGCATATAGCTTTAATGATTTTCCTGACATTCTTTTGTACCCCCTCGTGAAGCAAATAAATTGAAAATGAAAGGTTGCCGGAAATCATCAACCAATGAACATCTGGTAACTTATTACATTTCTCCAATTTCAACAATGCAATAGCCAGTAATGCGCTAGGGATGCCCCACATCATTAGGCGAGAATTTTGCAATAGTGGGCTGTGTAAATTAAGAGCAAACATTAATATGGCGCAAGCTACTGCAATACCCCAAGTTAATGTTAACTTATCATTCATATTCTTATAAGTGTAAAAAACTAGTAAGCCAAGTAAAAACTCCAAAATTACCGGGTTTGTAATCATGCTGATATAAGGAATTTCGAATCTGAAACCAGCGTTCCCGTAGTTTTCTGGTGTGGGTAATAAAAGAAAGGGAATCAGAATAAGAGCGATCATGACTGAATTAATGAACAGCCATTTAAGTCGTCCTGTGAAGAAAGACAGTGCAACTACAATGTAGAAAAAAAATCTCATAGTTTAACGTCCATCCCTGCCCAACGCGTGCACCACCATACAATGGCCCAAAACTATCAACACCTTCTCCTCCAAGTGGGATAAACAGCATGGATTTAATTGATTCCATGATCGTTTCCTGTGAACTTCCGATGCTAAGTAAGGTTACGAGATAGTATAAGGGGATAATTCTTATCAGTCGTTTTAATAAATAATTTGTTGCCCCTTTAGCCCCTGAGTCATTAGTACGGACTGTGTATGCGGAAATAAATCCAGAAATAACAAAAAACATATCAACACCAGACCAGCCGTTAGAAACTAGCGACCCCAAAATTGTGTTTTTGTCAAGGTGAAGTGGAATTGTGAAATGGAAGAAAACAACAAATAAAGCTGCAACGCCCCGCAGCATCTGAATTGATCTGAGTTGCTGCATTTTATTTTCTGTATTAGAGGGCTTAATCATCGTGTGAGTCGTCATAAATTGCGTGAAGAATTGCTGCGGAAACGAGAATCCACAGGCAAATTAGCAACAAAACATAAAATGGATTGCTGTATAAAGCACTGCTCGGAGGGGCAGCTAAAATCAGTAACACGGTCACAAAAGTGACAACATAAACAATTGCTTTTTCCATGAGCTATCTTCGATAATTTTTTAAGGCTCGAATTTTAATTTTACTAATTAAGCTTTGGCGTGGCAAGCATTCAACAGCAATGTGAAGGCCCGATAAAGCAGTCATTTGTCTACGGCTTCAGGTGTGATAAAGGTTGTCGCTAGTCAGAAGGAAAAAAAATTTATGATAAAACAACCCTATGGAGATCCCATGAAAATCAGGACTTGATATTGCTAACTCGAAAAACTACTGTCTATACATACAGTACATAAGGAGGCGCAGTATGCCGCGTTTATACGAAATAGAAGGAGCCTTTCGCGCTGCTGTAAGGGTTGAGCTGAACGGGCGCAGGACGATAACCACGGCGGACTTTGTTCGCCAGCTTGAGGCTAAAAATTGTCGTTGGGATATGAGGCAGGCTAACGTATGGATCGAGACGTATGTGACAACGTTCAAAGATGTTTCGAAGTGCGAAGGTGAAGCCCGCACATTTCAGCTTTTCAACCCGAACGGGGGGCTTTGATATGGGGTTTCCTTCACCAGCATTAGACTATGTTGAGCGTCAGCTTTCGCCCGTGGTTCTATGCAATATTGGTGCAGACAGTAGGGTGCTTGAAACGGATGTTGGTTTTGCAGTTATCGAACCTGTGACAAGAAAGACATCAGGCGACGTGCTATTGATACTGTGCGACGGGCATACGCAATTTGCAAAATTAATGGGGCAGGCTCTTATCACCGATGATGGCGAGGCGGTCGAAGGAGAGGCTCTTTCAGATGTAGAAGTACTAGGGCGAGTAACGTTTTTCATTAACCGAGCGATGGATGATGATTTGCCTGTTTAAAAGGGCATAATTCTTTCCCCAAAACTACCGCTAACTATATGTTGATAAGGGATAAAATTAGGGTATCTTGATGCTGGTTTTCGGCAATGGATTGGAGAGGTTTTATATATTTATCATGGAATTAACACATTTTGAATCATATACTGCTGCGTCATATGGAATGGTTCGAAGCCGCAGACCTGATCGTCAAAGGCATGGAAGGCGCGATTAACGCAAAAACCGTCACCTATGACTTTGAACGTCTGATGGAAGGCGCTAAGCTGCTGAAATGCTCAGAGTTTGGCGACGCGATCATCGCGAATATGTAATCCAGATTCTGGGTTAAACGAGAACGGGAGCCGACTGGTTCCCGTTTTTTTTAATCCAACACTTTCCTGATTCCTACCGACATCCTGTTGTGTTCTCTGGTCATTAAATTGTCTTGAGACAGAATGCTTACGCCGCCCGTAACGTCTTCGCAAAATTCCCGTTCTATTTTTCTATTTCAACCATATATATACCTTAAACATCAATGATGTTTCAGATGCCGTATATCGATAAATAGAGCCATAAGCGCAGGCTTTAGCGACAATTAATACGGTAAATAGCATGGTAGACTGAACCCGAGATGACTGATTTTTGCTCTGTGGTAAGGAGATGATGCAAATGGGAAGCAAATTAACGGGAGGGATTTTACTCTTGGCTGGATTGTTATTTTCTGCAGCTACGACGGCGATGCAAACACAGAATGACGATGTGGGCGCACTGATCAACAAGCGATTATCCTATATGAAGGATGTCGCAGGTTATAAAGCCAGAAATCACCTTGCTATCGAGGATTTACGTCAGGAAGACAGGGTTCTGTTCGACTCAATGCTCGAGGCTGAAAAGTTAGGTTTAAACAGCGAGTCGGTAACACCTTTCATCCGGGCGCAAATGGATGTCGCTAAGGCAATTCAGTACCGTTATCGCGCGGACTGGCTATCTGTTCCTGAAACGGATTGGAAACCCGAACCGCTGGAGAAAGTCAGAAACGCCATTAGCGTATTAAACAGTCGTATTCTTGCAGCCATCAGTACAGAGTTAACCACTGACGAGGCATTTGCCGGCAAAGACAAATTTATCCAACAGCTTAACCAGACGCATCTTAAAGATAGCGACAAAGAGCTTCTTTGGCGTTCATTGGGTAAGGTAAATCTGAAAAACGATAAATAA